ATGATGTTTGTTTGTCCTGGAAGACCTACAAACTATATTCGCCAAGGTGATTTTCATTTCTATAAACAACATGGTGTAGTCGAATATAAAATCAAACCTGGTGACACCATCGCTTCAGTTGCAAAATTCTTCAAGGTTCCCGAATCAAGAATAAAGAGGGCGGGAACATTCAAAACTGGTAAGCGTATCATATTCAAAGCGAATGTATTCAGTCATAAGCGTGGATGGGCTACGGGACCACTTCTAACAGATGCTAAAGGTAAAAGTATAACAGATCCTCGTAAGGCTTCCAGGGACTATCCAGGTCTAAACTATGAGAGGTACTGCTCATCCTTCTGCGTCAAGAACAGTGGGATCAAAGTCGGTAAGACTCACCCCAAGGTCAGCAAGAATGCTATCAAGATCTAATGTCTCCTGAACATCAAAGGTGATATCAAAGAGATCCATTACATTGAAAATTGATTCCTCATTCAATGACACAGAGTTTGAAGCTGCTGTGTAATTGTTTTGAATCGTTACGATAATCTTAAACTGTGATGCATCAAAAACTTTCCTACATGTGGGACAAGTGTTCTTACCTTGTTCTTTCCACCGCTCTAGACAGTGAGTATGAAATATATGTCCGCACCTTATCGGTGGATTCGTCCTCGTCGCCCGGACTTCATTCAGACATATAGAACATGTTGACATTCTAGAGTATGGGTTTAAACTTTTTTCCGTGATTTCGCTCACCTAGTAAATATCGGGAACCTTGAGGAGGGGTTTATCACAGGAGTTGCAGTCAGCTTTACCCTGCTCATCCTGCAGCTTAGACATGAGTTCGGGCCCCTGCTTTTGAAGAAGCTGGCGGTACGAGTAGTTATCCTCGAACGAGATGCCATTCTGCTTCATGACGTAGTTGTTGAGTAGTTGCGCGGATGTGCTGACAGTGAAGCACCGACCATCGGCCATACCAAGTCGCTGAGACATTTTGTTAATATTACATCAGAAATTAATTTGTCTATTCGTGATCGTCTTCATCCAAGATTCAAAACCTTTCTCTCTGAGCTTTTTTATAAAAGGGTCACATTTGTATCCTAGAAAAATGTCAAAGACATCTGTTTCTTCAGTGCGAGAAACTCGAATTTGGGGATTTTCGTTAATGTGCTGGTTGATGATGTTGTAAGCAAATGCAATCTCTTTGAGAGTCTCAGCTCCTGTGATGATGATCTTTCCAGTGCTGAAGATGCTACAAGTGATCTCTTTCATGTCATGTGCTGGTTTGAACTTAATTTTGACCGCTGAATACCTATCAGGTTCAAATGAAACTTTGAAAATGTCCGAGTACTCTTCGAACCAGTCTGCAACCTTCATGAGATTCAGGTTGTAATTGAGACTGAAGTTAGAGTTGATCATTACCACTCTGAACGAATCACTCGGGAGAGTTGTTTCCATTCCAAGAAAAGTTTTGAAGATATAAATAAGTTGCGTGATGATACGCTTGCAATCGAAAAGATCACAGCATCCGGCAACTTGGATACTTCCATTGGGGAACACTTTCACTGATTTGGTACTATAGGTGTCGTGATACGTCAATGTCACCTGATTATAGAAAGTAGTGGGCTTTAGTTTCCACTCAAAACCTTCTGTGTTTGTACCACTGCGCTTCATTTTGTAAGATCCGATGCGTTCGAAGGTACTCCGAAGACGCTTGATATCAATTTCCTGTTGAAAACTCGAAATCATCGTGATTGTGGTGATTTTAACCCAAGAAGGCCTGATGTCTTCTGGGAGAGCATTTCGTATCTCATCCAATGTCAAAAGGTACGAAAAACTATTATTTGCAATAGATGAAAACATTTTGACTTGTGTTTTCAATTATCTAACTTCACTTAGGTTTTCGATATTTAAAGAAGACGATATAGAGTCAAGTAATGTGTTCCTTCTTAAAGTCGGCCAAATATATACACGATGTTGAATCTGACTTAGCTTATGTCGAAATTGTGTATGATCGTTATATCAAAGGGGATGGATATCAGACTTTTACAGATTACATCAATACAGAACCACTTGGGAATTGGATTCACGTAGAATCGAAAAAACGTTCTATCCAATATGAAAAGTTCCTGGACTCGATGGTAAAAAAGACACTTGAAGTGAGGCAGCGCATGGCAGAACTTGTACTTGACAATTTACTTTCATACGAACCAAGTGATAGGGTATATGTGCGGATAGCGAACGCCACCAAAATCTTAGATCCAACATTCCAACCACCCCATGTAAATATGGAGAGTGCTTGGCATATGGAGTATATCAAGAAACTGTGCAAAAAATATATAGCTCAAGCTATTCAGGAATGCATGAAAAAGTCTCGCCTCGAATACTTCTTCAACGTCTTACGTATAATAGAACTAGAGCAATCACGAGGATGATCAAAAAAATCCAGAAATACGGAACACTCTTATTCGAGACACCCACAACAACCTCCTTTCGACCCTGCTTCACGGGTCGCGTAAAACCATAATCAATATTCCGCTGTGGTCGCACCTTCTTCTTGATGAGGCAAGGTACCCGCTCATCTTTGCATAGACCAGTCGTACAGAACACACTCTTCTTCACGACTGGGACCTCTATGGATTTTTTAACCTCGACAAAATCCTCAAAATTACCCGTCTGTCGCACACCTCCTGGAAGGGAGAAGTCGTGAGTGACAAATGGGTTAACGTCATTGATAGCATCGTCGTCGTTGAGCATATATTGACTCATCGCTGTTACTACTACTTCAGATTATAATTCTTGTCATGCATTTTAGACCGATGTTCCTCCCACATTTTGTCTAGATCTACGTTCAGCATATGTGCAAGCTGAAAGAGGTAACTAAATACGTCACCCATTTCCATCATAACATCAGTACCCCTTTCCTTCTTCAGGTTTGTTTTTTTGTACGTTCGTTTGTACTGACGAATGGCCGACGCGAGTTCTCCAAACTCTTCAGTCAGTAAAAGCCATACAGTATCTACTGCTGCCCGATCCCAGCCCTTAGATTTACATACTTTTTCAGTTTCGTGTTTGTAATAGTTTAGACTCATGACTTAGTAGTTACTGAATCATAATCTTTAATTGATACCGATCTTGTTATTAAAATCAATTTTTTTACCAACAGTGCTGGTATTAATTGGTTGATCCAGGGGAACACTGATAGTCTCGATGTCACGGGCATAAGCAATGTATTGAGATACACCTGTTTGAATTTGAGACACCGCGGTCGCGATGACCCGAGTGTTCATCTCCTTGACCTGCTCATTCACCCGAGAATAGTGATCACCAGAATTGTTGATGAACACCATCCGCATGATACCGTACAGATCATCGGCATTTTGGTAGTCGATGGCGATACCAGTCTTGTCCTTAAAAGTTTGACGGATTCCCCGCTGGAGAAGATTCCGGTTAAAGTCCGAGAAGAAAAGTGTATTCAATGGAGTCTCACACTGCTGGATCGAGTCGAGGTGGAGACTATCACACATTTAATATACACCTCGAAAAAAATTATATGTAGATAGTAAATGCTGAACTTTGCTGACTTTAATGAAGTGTACGCCAGCAAGCCACCAACTTTCGAGGAAATACCATGCAAGCCCCCAGCCTGCTTCGTGGGTTCTTATGCCCCCGTGGCCAAGGCTGGTGAAACCGGTCCCTTCTACGTGAATACCTATCTTCTTCAACCCAACCGCAAGTTTGAGACTTTCGGGACCGTTCCAGTGCGGAGCAAGGATCTTGAATGCAAGAAATAAGTTAAAAATAAAAGTGGAACATTAGGTATATGAGGGTCATTAAACGCTCAGGTCGTATTGAGGATATGAAATTTGACAACGTCACCAATAGGATCAAGAATTTAACGTATGGACTCTCTGATAAATGTGATTCGTCCAAAGTGGCACAGCAGGTATTTTCGTCTATGTATGACAATATCACTACACAAGAAATTGACACTCTTTCCGCTGAAATTTGTGTTGGAATGATCACATCGGACCCAGATTACGAAACCCTGGCGACCCGGATCGTTGCGAGTAATATCCAAAAAGTGTGCCCTAATAACTTCCATCTCGCGATGCGAAAACTTCATAAGGCTGGGGTTGTCACAGATGAAGTTGTAGAAGTTGCACAACAGGTTAAGGGTGCAATTGACAACGATCGTGATTTTGACTTTGGTTACTTTGGTCTCAAGACACTCGAGAAGAGTTATCTTCAGCGTGTCGATGGAAAGCTTATTGAAACACCTCAATATATGTTCATGCGTGTCTCCATTGGCATTCATGGTAAGGATATTCCCGGTGTTCTCGATACATATGATAAGATGTCTCGTGGTCTCTTCATTCATGCGACACCTACATTGTTTAATGCGGGGACACCCCGACCCCAAATGTCTTCTTGTTTCCTAATCGCAAACAAGGAAGATTCCATCAATGGTATTTATGGTACTCTGACTGAATGTGCTCAAATCTCCAAATGGGCGGGTGGTATTGGGATGCACATCCATGATATCCGCGCAAATAAGTCCCACATCAGGGGTACAAATGGACAATCCGATGGTATCATTCCAATGTTGAGGGTATTTAATGCTACCGCGCGCTACGTTAATCAGGCTGGACGTCGTAAGGGTTCGATTGCGGTGTATCTTGAGCCTTGGCATGCCGATATCATGGATTTCCTCGAGTTGCGTCTTAACCAGGGTGACGAAGAGGCACGTTGTCGCGACCTTTTCTCGGCTATGTGGATCCCCGACCTCTTCATGAAGCGAGTTGAAGAAGGTGGTACGTGGTCCCTGTTCTGTCCAGACAAGGCTAAGGGACTTTCAGATGTATATGGTAAGGAGTTTGAAGAGCTTTACACCAGGTACGAGGAAGAGGGTCTCGCTAACGCGACAGTGCCCGCCGCCGACGTGTGGAAAGCGATTCTCAAGTCTCAAACAGAGACTGGAACACCATACATGCTATACAAGGATGCGTGCAACGCCAAGAGCAACCAGAAGAATTTGGGAGTCATTAAGAGTTCCAACCTTTGCACAGAAATCCTGGAATATACCGACAAGGACGAGACATCCGTGTGTAACCTTGCATCCATCGCCCTCCCCAAGTATGTCGATAAGGAAACGAAAACCTTCGATTACGAGAAGCTCCATGAAGTCACGAAGACTGTCACGAAGAACCTTAACCGTGTCATCGATCGCAACTTCTACCCTGTAGAGACGGCGCGTCGCTCCAATATGAAGCATAGACCCATTGGTCTAGGTGTCCAAGGACTCGCGGATGTCTTCATCCTCTGTGGTCTCCCCTTCGACTGTGAAGAGTCTCGTCTCATGAACGCCCACATCTTTGAGACTATGTACCATGCCGCCCTAGAGGCTTCCTCCGAACTGGCAGAGGTTGAGGGTTCCTACGAAAGTTTCGAGGGATCTCCCGCTTCTGAAGGTGTGCTCCAACCTGATATGTGGGAGGGGGAGACAAAGTTTAGTGGTCGATATGACTGGGACGCGATGCGGGAACGTGTCAAGGTGAAGGGTCTCCGCAATAGCCTTCTCATGGCACCAATGCCCACCGCTTCGACCGCACAAATCCTGGGCAACAACGAGTGTTTCGAACCTTACACGACCAACATCTATCTCCGACGCACTCTCGCGGGTGAGTTTGTGGTCGTCAATAAGCACCTAGTGGATGACCTGAAAAGGGTTGGTCTCTGGTCTAAGGAGATGAAGGACTTGATGGTCAAGGCTGGTGGTTCTATCCAGAATATTGTGGATATCCCCGAGGACATCAAGAAACTATACAAAACTGTATGGGAAATCAGTCAGAAGTGTGTAATTGACATGGCAGCTGATCGCGGTCGTTTCATTGATCAATCCCAGTCTATGAACCTCTTCATGGAGAGTCCCACACTTTCGAAATTGTCTTCTATGCACATGTACGCATGGAAAGCTGGTCTTAAGACTGGGATGTACTACCTTCGTTCGAAAGCTAAAGCTCGTCCAATCCAATTCAGTCTAGAACCCGATTGTGTCGCGTGTTCAGCTTAAAGTTTTAGGTGGATAGAAATCTACAAGACATGGACAAAGCCCTGGAAAACCTCCAAATCAACGAGTATAACAATCGTAAAATTGTCCTCTCCACAAAACAGGGTACGCCCATGCGTATCCAGCTACCTCGTATGTATATGCCATTTGGAGTTTCCGGCTTCACACCAGAAGTTGGTCAGACTAAATACAATGTCGATTTTGCCATCAAGGGATATGATGAGGAAGACAGTTACATGAAGAAGTTTTATGAGTCGTTGAGGCAACTCGAAGACATGATTATTGACGCTGTCGTTGAACAAAGTGAAACCATTTTTGGTAGCACAATGACTAAGGATGAACTACTTCCAATGTTTAACTCGAATGTGAAGGAAACACCTGGGCGGGAACCTAAATTTCGCATCAAAGTTGATACAACCCTTGAAGATCAAATCAAGGCTAATGTATTTGATGCTGAAAAGAACCCCAAAAAGGACGACGTAACAAATGGTCTCTATGCAAGAAATTCGGGACATGCGATTGTTGAACTCAACAGTGTGTATTTCTTGAACAGGAAGTTTGGATGTACTTGGAAACTTCATCAGTTAATTGTCTATGAACCACAAAATCTCAAGGGTTTCCAATTTATTATTTAGATTTATTCAGCAATAAAATGCTATAAATAGCCTGAGCTTCCTTAAGCAATTTACCTTGCACCCTGGTAAATTTCTTTGGGTCCAGACCTAACTTAATTTTAGCTATCTTAACAGATTCTTCCCACTTCGCGAGGGTCATTCTTACTCTATACTTACATTTTCTTGATGAGCTTCTTGTAAGCCTTGGTACCCTCCTTAGGCTGCAACTTGAACTCACCCTCCTTAGGCTTGAAAACATTCACCATAGCCTTCTTACCCTCCTTCTTCATACGCTTCATAGCGGCAGCGTGAGCAGCCTTGCTCTTGATGCGACCATCCTTGGGATCTTGCATCAGATCCTTCTTGGTGAGACCACCAGCAGTCTTGTCCGCAGTACCATGGAAAACTTCGGCGCGAGAACCAATCATCTTTTATATTACGCTTTGAAAATTTTCTTAATATCCAGAATCGAAATTTTGTCACTTGTCCTGCTGACTGGAATCTGCTTTTCGATTCTTTCATCATTCAACACCTTTGAACACACGATCGACTTATGACCTTGTAAAGCCATCATCTCTTCCTCTACGCTCACAAAACGCGGGCACTCCTTGTAGATGAGCTTTTTCACATAGACAGGTTTGGTCTGACCCGTTCGATGGCTTCTCCCAATTGCCTGAAGTTCAGTGGCTGGATTCCACGAAGGCGCGGTAATATAGACACGCGTCGCCTCTTGGAGGTTAAGACCCTGACCCCCACTCTTGATCTGGATGATGAAGACAGCACCTGGTGCAGCCTTCTTGAACCCCTCAATCTGATTGACGCGCTCATCCTTGGGTACCGATCCATCAATTCGGAAGATGGGTCCTTTGAGATTCTCTTGAATGTAGTTCATCTCACCCCTGAACTGACAGAAGATGAGGCTCTTTTCATCTGGATGACCATCAATCATACGGAAAAGGGTCTCCATCTTATTGGAGCGACCAACCCATTTCTCCGCTTGAGTCTTGTTCTGCTTCGCCACCCCATCGAGATACATCTGAGGCCAGATCATCGCCTGTCGGGCACGAAGGAGACACTCCAAGATGATCATATTCTTTGCGTTGAGACTTTGGGCGTGCCTGAACGCATCTCGGATAGTTTCCTGTGCCTCGAGAAAAACACACTCGTAAAGTTGCTTCTCGTCGGGGAACATCTCCAATTCCACATTCTCGAAGTAGCATGGGGGCAGTCTCAAACGCTCATTAATCTTCGCAAGATCCTCCTTGGTTCGTCGAAGAATATAGATGTCCTTGATCTTCTGAGTCATACCTTGTACAACCACCTTCGAGAGACCCAAGAACGTACACAGAGACACAAAGTCCTCCATCGAATTGAACACTGGGGTACCAGTCACAATCCACTTGATTTGGGTCTGAAGACGACATACACTCTTGAAGAGTTTGGACTTTTTGTTCCGAATTTCATGGGCTTCATCGAGGATGACACGATCCCACTCGACCATGTGAAGAGGGGTCTTCATCTCTGTCTTCCCCCCTTTCACAGTGAGAAGTGTGTAAGGTGCAATCGTCACATCGACATCATGATTCATTTTCCGGTCAGGACCGTCAAAAACACTGACAGTCAGATTAGGGGCGAAGCGATGAATCTCTTCGACCCACTGGGTGATAATAGATTTGGGTACGATGATGAGTGTGCGAGGCTTTGGGTTTCCAAGTATAGTGGAAACGAGTTGCACAGTCTTACCCAGACCCATCTCATCACATAGGAACCCACCTTTGGGCCCTGAAGTTTGATTTTCCATCGTGAGCATCCAGAGAACACCTTCGCGCTGATAAGGCACAAAAAGCCTACCATTGAGAGTGTTCTTAGCAAGCGTGTATTGATCTTCAATCATCATCGTATGGATCTTCTTCGGGTAGAGGTTCAATCTCACAGACAACTGGTTCAGGTTCTTTTTTCTTTCGAGTCTTCTTCAACTTAGGTTTTGGAAGTTCGTCAATGTGTTCTCTAAAATATAGGACTTTGTCCCAAAACTCCTTCATCACAGGGAGGTATTTCTTGAACCATTCGCGATCTCGAGGAACATTTACGACATCAAATTCCTCGGGTCTCGGCCAATTCGTTTCTGCAGGTTTGTATTGAATAAAGTCGGCTGATTCGAGATCCAGGATCTCCATACAGAGTTGAAGCTGGGGCATATAGTGTTCTGGGACTTCACCTGGGATGATAGCACGTTGCGGGGGACACTTAATTTCTACCAACTTCCCAGATTCACTCACACCATCAGGGCTTCCACCCAACCAACTATATTCGGGATGAGGACAGAGACCAATCTCATGTACAACTTCATTATGTCTCTCTTCGTAAATCATACGAGCCTCATCCTCATATTTTTCACCGTGGCGAGTGGCTGCATTGCCAGTGAATTTTTCGCCAAGACCACATTTTTTTAGGAGTAGTCCTTCCGGTGTTTCGTACTTGTTCTTTCCAATTGCAGTTGCGGCATCCGAAGCAGTAAGCATATTTCCACGAAGAGCCAGCCATTCTTCAGACTTTTGTGCCGCGTATTCCCTTTCAATTAGGGCTTTGACATTCGGGTGCATCCTAAATTAGTTTAGATTATACGTTTTAAGTTCCTCCAAAACCTGAAAATACATCTGAGCGGCATTCTGCTCGGCCTGCTTCTTACTTTTGGCGACACCCCTCGAACAGAAGGTATTGTTGATGTAGATGTCGATGTAAAAGAGACCCTCATGATGTCCAGCAACTCGATAATCCGGTAATTGCCAATTATTGACCTGGCAATGGCGCATGAGGTGGTCCTTAAAGTTGTCATCCACCATGATGGAGTTCATATCGACCATATCCGGATCTTGGTAGATACGAAGGATAAACTCCTTCGCGTGGATGAGACCGATGTCCATATATATAGCTCCAATGAGCGCCTCAAAGACATCTTCTAGGATCTTTGGATTGTTGTTCCACCCATTCCTCATCCCCTTCTCATCCATGATGACGAGTTTCTCAAGACCCAACTTCAACGCAATCTTGGCGAGGGTCTCACCACGAACCAGCTTTGTACGAGCTTTCGTGAGGAAACCTTCTTGCTTACTTTCATGTCTATCAAACAGGAACTTAGTGATGACAAACCCGAGGACGGAGTCACCAATAAAT